TTCAATTCCGAATCTTCTACCTTGCGTAAGCTTTTACCTTGTTCTGGTTTGCCCACAGAGTCAGCATACTGTACCAACAAATCTTTAGCATCTTTGCGTCCCAAGAACCTACTGTACCAACGAAGACCTTGAGACAGTGCTGCGGTACGATCTTCTAGGGTAGGTTGCGCCTTGAATTCAGGTTCAGTACCATAGTACTTGGTATCTTCATCATTGATATTCAGGGTTTTTACAACGAATTGGGTAACAGCTTTCTTGATCATGGTTTCTCCTAGACTTGACTATCTCTTATGATACACTATCACTGAAATCTTGTCAAGTCCTTCATATTTAGTTGTATAGAAGCAACAGATAAATACTATATGCCCCGCTTATCATTATACCGTCCAAATAAACAAAATGATTACCGATTTATAGATAGAACTATATCGGAGATGTTGACTGTTGGTGGAACAGACCTTTATATACATAAATATTTAGGTCCAACTGATCAAGGTCCATCAATTGATTATACCCAACCACAATATGATGCGCTTAATCCAACTAATATACAAGATTTATTGTTTTTAGAAAACCGAGATAGAACATATGATACCAGTATATACAGATTACGCGGGCAATATAATGTACAGAATTTAGATTTTAATTTAAGTCAATTTGGTTTATTTTTGAACAATGACATTATATTCATTGTTGTCCATTATAATGATATGATTGACATTGTAGGTAGGAAATTAATGGTAGGTGATGTATTAGAATTACCTCATCTATTAGATTACAATCCATTAAAAGAAACCATACCCACAGCATTAAAAAGATTTTATCAGATTACTGATTCTAATTATGCCAGTGAGGGTTTTTCTGTAACTTGGTATCCACATTTATGGCGTATTAAATGTGAACCATTAGTTAATAGTGAAGAGTTTTCACAGATATTAGCTGAACCAATTGATCAGGATAATTATCTTGGTATATGGGATAAAACAAAACCATATCCTGCAGGATATGTAATCACATATGGGGATAAAAACTATAAAGCAATTATTGATGTTCCACCTGGTATATATCCACCAAATACAACATATTGGGAGCTAGACTTGGCAGGTAATTTAGCTGATATACTTTCAACTTATAACAAAAACATTGAGATTAATAATGCTGCTCTTAATGAAGCAGCAAGGATCGTACCATTATCAGGATATGATACCAGTAAACTTTACATTGTACCAACATATGGTGTATATGAATCTGATGGTGTACTGTCAGGTAAAATAAATCAACCTGCCCCACCAATTGGAATCAATACTAATTCATCTGGTGCGCCTACTACGGCTACTGGTACGGTACAAATGATTCGCAGTCCTGAATATAAAAATCCTAGTCCAGTAATCAGGGTAAGTCCAGCAGTGATGAAAAGTATTTGGGACATGACGGTTGACATGGACCTCAGTCAAGAGCCAATTGATAAACATGTCCAGCTCAATCTACAGATTGCAACCATTGCACCAGAAAAAATTGGTAATGGTTCAGGTGCTGTATCTGGTGATATAGTATTGACTGCTGAATCAATGGGCGCTATTACTGGACCATATGGAACGGCTGATAACACTTATGCAACCGCTGATCAAGATCCTGAATTACCAGGATTCACCGGCACTATATCTACACAAATGGACTTTAGAGCAGATTGCGACCCTGCATTTCAGTTTATTGCTAGAAGTAGCCCTAGATCATTTGGATATACTACAGCATATATGTCAGGTGATGGTACTCCACCAAATGGTTTCCCATTAGGAATAACACCACCTGTTCCAATGTATCCATTACCAGAAGGTGTGGTTGGTGCAAATCCAATTGCTCAAGTATCGCAAGAGGAATATTTAGTGGCAGCAGTATCTACTACTGGTTCTGGTATAGCATTTCCTATCAATCCACAAGTTGGTGATTATTTCTTGAGGATAGATTATCTACCACAACTATTATATCGTTGGGATGGTAAACTATGGATAAGAATTTCAAGCAATGTAAGAACTGATACTGGATTCACACAAGAAGATAAATCATTGTTATCTACCTTCATAAATAATGATCAGCAGACTAAGCTAACTAACGGAACATATATTCCACAAAAGCAAGCATTGTCTACTATGTTACAGATACAACCCGATCCTATTCCACCACAAGTTTAAAAAATGGCTGCCTTCTTTTATGATCAACAAATACGCAGATTTTTAATTCAATTTGCGAAAATCTTTTCTTCATGGTATGTTACCAAAGGTAAAGATCCAGCTGGTAATGAGATTTTAGTGCGAGTACCTATCATGTATGGTGATAGTAGCAGACAAGCGGCTACTATTATAGCAAACAATAGTGCTAGTAATCTACCTACTGCACCATTAATTACCTATTATATTACAGGATTGGAATATAATCAATCATGGACACAAGATCCTACATTTGTTGAGAAGTTAAATGTAAGGCAAAGAGCATATAATGAAGTCACACAGACTTATGAAACTACGCAGGGACAAGCATTTACTATTGAAAGGATAATGCCAGTTCCCTATACTTTAAGAATCACAGTAGATTTTTGGACTACTAATTATAATCAAAAATTAGAGTTGATAGAACAATTAGGTACATTATTCAATCCAGCATTAGAGATTCAAAGTACAGATAATTTTGTAGATTGGACATCATTGAGTGCTGTATTCCAAGATGGGTTGACATTTTCTAGTAGAACCGTACCAGTAGGCACTAATAATCCTATAGATATTATGTCATGGAAGTTTAGAATGCCTATATGGTTGAGTACCGCTGCTAAACTTAAGAAAATGGGTGTTATCAATAAGATCATTGCATCAATTTATACTGGTAAAGCGTTAGAAGATATGCAAGATGATGCTTTCTTATTGGGTACCAGACAGAAGATTACTCCATATGGTTATAAATTATTGTTGATAGGAAATACATTACAGTTATTGCCTGCTAATGAAGCTTTTTATCCACCAAATAGTGATTTAGATGAACCTCCTCCGCCCAATACTTCATTGTATTGGTCTAGTTTATTGAATGTATATGGGACTATAATACCAGGTGTTTCACAGATTTGGTTACAGAATCCATATATGAATACAGATATTGTAGGAACTATAGTACCTGATCCATTAGATGATAGATTATTGATTTATAATATTGACCAAGACACTTTACCACAGAATACATTGAATCCAGTTAATAGTGTGATCAATCCGTTAGTAGTAGGACCAAATGCAGGTCTACCAGGTCCTGTTCCTGGTAGAAGATATCTAATAGTTGAGTCGATTGGTTCAGTAGGTAATTCAACTGTAGCATGGGGTACATTGGTTGCTAATGCAAATGATATCATTGAATTCAATGCAGGTTTAAACAAGTGGGTAGTAGTGTTTGATAGTGAAGCTACAAAGACAACTGAATATGTATTAAACTTAACCAGCAATATACAATATAGATGGACTGGGCAGAATTGGATGAAGTCGGTAGATGGATGGTATGATCAGGGCGATTATAGTATTGTGATTTAAATGAGTAATACTTCAGCCGGCGTATTCTTTTTTAGTAATAAGACTGACAGATTTCTTTATCTATTGCGTACCGATGATAGAAATCCAGGTAGTTGGAGCATACCTGGTGGAAAACTTGAAGATGGAGAGACTCTATTAGAGGGTATCAATCGTGAGTGTTTAGAAGAGATTGGTTATTTCCCTGAAAATGTCAAGTTGATCCCAATACAAAAGTTTGTTAATAAGAATTTCACTTATCATACTTTCTTTTGTGAAGTTGAAGAAGAATTTATTCCCATATTGAATGATGAGCATTGTGGATATGCGTGGGTTGGTGAGGGGCTTTATCCTAAACCATTGCATCCTGGTTTATTTAGTACAGTAAATTTTGATTTAGTGCAATCTAAATTAAATGCACTTACAAAAAAAGAGACCTAAGTCTCTTTTTTTATTTTAGTAGTTTTGCTACTGTATCGAATCCAAATGATCCAATAACCATTCCTGCTCCCATCATCATCCATCTCCATTTCTCTAAAGCACTAACTTTATCAGATATTGCTTTATGAGAGTCTGAGTTAGATTCTTGTAATTCTTTAATTAACCTATGGGTTTCTTCAGAATTTTTATCTAAGCAATCATGCACTTCCTTCAAGTCCACCTTAAGATCATTGATTTTTGTTTCAATGTTAGTAACTTGGACCTGAAGTACAGCGATTTCAGTATCAGATGAATTAACCGATAATGCTCTATTAGCCATGATTAAATTGAGTTGATTGTTACGATTGGGTAAGGCTGAGCGTTAGC